GGCCAAGCAGACGATTGAACTCGAAGCCAAGAACGCGGGGCTGCGGGACCACATCAGGGAATTACATGCAGGGTTTGTAGCCTTACGCGAAGATTCCGACCCCTGCGGCGAAACCTTCATGTTTAGCGAGGCCGCCAACGCCCTGTTTGACCGCATCACGCAGTTTTCGCCAACCGACACAGAGAAGGGTTAAGATCCGCGCCTATGAGCATCGACATCCTGATCGCCGTGACCCCGTTCACGACCCGCGCTGGCTTGGTCACGACCGACCAGACCCTTGTCCGGGGCGGCCTTGAACCGATTGGCGTGGCCTTCAACGGCCGCACGCTCTACAAGGGCATTTTCTCGGGCGGACTGGCGACGGCCGATCCCTTGACCGGCGCGTTGAGCTTCCCGAATCCGCCGCCGCCCATCAGCCGGCTGAACTACATCCTCTACAGCCCCGGCGACGGCCGCATCCTCATGCAGCCTGCCTTCAACTGGGAAGCTCCGGACGGCAAAGACGGCCCGGCGTTCCTCTATCTGGCCTACCCCTACGGCGCCTAGATGAGCGTCCTGATTCTCGCCGCCGGGAGTGCGAAGACCGCACGACCCCGTCCGACCGCGCCGACCCGTGAGGATCTACTCATGGGCCAATTCACCTTCCAAGGGCTGACGGTCCAGACGCAGCAGTTCGGCACACTGCCGTGGTTCGAGCCGTGTATCGGATGGTTCACTGGGCCGACGCGATGGGCTGATGTTGACGCCGTGCTCAAGGTGAAGGCCGACGCCGACGACCAGATCGTGCAGGTCGCCGTCAGCGGCCAGTATGCCGAAGCGAATCAGGCATATCAGCACATCCCCGGCGTGAACTACTGGAACGACCTCGCCGGCCTGAACACGCTGCTGGACTACCTCATCGAACGCGGTTGGTGGATTGACCTGCGCTGCGGGTTCGACGGCACCGGCCCTGACCCAGTGGGCCTGACGTGGGGCTGGCAGTTCGGCATGGACAACTATGCGCGGCTGGCGGCCTCACTTGGTCCCCGTCTCGCCTACTGCAAGATCAACCCGGCGTATGACGGCTGGTGCCCCGCGTGGGACGCCTCGCAAGCGCAAGCGTTTGGCGAGATGGTGATTGCCACCACACCGTCCGTGGTGCTCGTGGGCGAGTTCGCCATCGGCTACAGCCACATGGGCGGCGGCGAGGCCGATTACGCACCTGGGGGCTGCCTGAGCGCCTACGATGCCTTTGAGGGCGAGTTCGAAGCCGAACCGAATACCGGCCTTATCCACGACGACAACGTGTGGCAGATCGTGGCACGGATGTCGCGACCTTACATTCGTCCGGCAGACCAGCCGGCGCATGACGACCCCAACCCGCCGTTCTATCTCGGCGGCGTGAACTCACGCGGGTTGCCATATCGCTATCGGGCGCTGGAGTGGCTGATTTATTACGAAGTGCGATGGGAAGTACCAGACGGAACAGCCGCCAATGACCAGAATCGCGGCTATCTCCAAGCACTTTCGCCGGGCATGGTAACGGGCTAAAATAACGGGGACGGCCCACGAATGACTCGTGATGTCGTCCCCTCATCGCGCGCTCTTGTCGGAGAGCTAACGTGACTGTTGACGAGTTTATCGCACTGGAATGTCGGTTCTGGCCCAAAGTGAATATCGCTGATTCGTGCTGGCTCTGGACGGCCTCAACGCAGCCGTTTGGTTATGGCCAATTCACACACGGCAGAGGTGTTACCCTCCTCACTCATCGTGTTTCATGGGAACTGGCGAACGGTCCTATTCCGCGCGGCCTCCATGTCTGCCACAAATGCGACGTGCCAGCGTGTGTGAATCCTGAACATCTGTTTCTAGGGACCGCCAAAGACAATCTGCGTGACATGCGCCTCAAGGGACGTAATTCGTGGTGGGGCGCTGAAGGTCACTGTCGTAAAGGCCATGCGGTGATTGGGCCGAATCGATGGGTTGTGCCGAATGGCCGAAACAAGGGATACGCTTACTGCGTTACGTGCCGAGACGAACGGAAACGGAGATTTGACGCGGCGCGCAAATTGAAACGCATGGAGGCATCTGCATGATTTCGCTGACTGGCATCCTCGTCGTGATTCTCGTCTTGGCCATCATCGGCCTCATCGTCTACATCGTCAATCGATTCATCCCCATGGCCGAGCCGTTCAAGCTCGTCATCAATGCGGTGGTGGCGATCCTGATCCTGCTGTGGCTCATCGGGTTCATCACCGGCAACGTCCACATCGAACCGCTGTTTTCGCGGTAGAATCGCCCAGCCGAACGGGGAGACACTGGGCGCTGTGGTTCCCCCTATATGCAGCGAGTTTTCCCGATTCGGCGTTGCGTGTTTCAGTTTGGCGTGGCCGCTGACGAGCGTAGATGCTGGGCTAGGCCATGACCCACGGTGCAGGCGGTGCAAGTCCGCTGGCAGCATCTTTCGCCACGCCAATTCGTTTTCAAGGAGTGCACATGCTGAAATTGAACGGCGGCGCAGTTACCGAAACAGGCGTGAACACGGTGCTACCTGGTGGGACTGGACATTCCGAAACGATCCTCGCGTCCTACGGCATCCAGACGATGCCATATTCCTACTACAACTCGTGGCCCGTCTACGTCTGCACCGACAAGACGAAGAAGGCCATCGACGTGCTGAAGGCGCTCGAAGCGGACGGGCTGAAGGTGACATCCGTCACGAAGTTCATCGCGCTGGTTGAGAAGATCGCCGCCATCCTCTAACCGCAGGAGTGCTCCCCATGCTACGTAAGCGTATCGCCCCCGTCGTCATCCTCGCGCTGCTGATTACCCCGGCGTGTAACCAAAAACAAGCCGTAGCCGAATCGCTCATCGCGCTGTCGCAGGCGGCCATCCTCGCCAACTCGACGCTCGACGCCAACGGCAAGCCGCTACTTTCGACGGCCGATACCGGCGCGATACTGCAATACGCCAACCAAGGCTTGGTCGTGATTCAAGCATCGGCCAGCGGGTGGAAAGTGGCGCTCAAGACCGGCTGGTCCGCGGCCGTCGATGACATTCAGGCGAAGCATCCCAACGCCGGGACGACCTTGCGCGTGGCGCTGGCGGCGGTCACGGCCGCGATAGGAGCACTGTAATGGGAGACGATTACGTCGGCACTGAGGCCGACAAAAAGTTATTGCTGCTGGCGAAGGAGTTCTTCACCGACGACCAGCCGCCGTCCGTGCCGCCATCTATACCACCGCGCGTGCGCCGCAGCCGCGCCATGCCGCCGGAAGTGAAGGCGTTGAAACACTTCTGCCGCCGCATGGATGATGCCGATAGAAACGAGCGTGTGGCCGCCATTCGCTATTTGGCTGACCGCTATCTCGGATGGAAAATCTAATGGCCACAATCACCCCGCAGGAAATCGAACTCGCCATCGCTTTGGCCGAGAAGGTGCTGTCGCTGTTGAACGGCGGCAAGACGGCGGCGGAAGTGGCCGGTGAGATCGAAGCGCAAATCACCGGCAACCAGAAATGGCTGAAAGACCACGGGTTCTTCCCGCCGAACACGGGAGCGTAACCGTGAACATATGGCGCTGGATTCGTCATCGGTTGCATCGTCAAGCATGGCCGAACTATGCGGTTGATCCCATCCTCGGCCACGGAAGCATCGGCGGTCCAGTCGGTTACACCACGCTGAACGCAACCGGCGCGAGACAGCTTGTCTACTGCATGAACCTCTACACGCTGGCGGACTTCAACAGCGCCTTTCGCGGAGGCGGCTGTGAGTAACCATGAAGCCTGACTCCGACGACGACCGCCACTTCTTCGCCTCAATGATGGCCAAAGACGAGACCCTGGCTCGTTACCGCGAAGCCCTGACCGAGATTGCCCAGCGGCCCATCCCGACCTTCCCCGCGCCGCCCGGCGACACGTTCGGGCCGAAAGTGAAGCTCGCGGATGTGCAGGCGATGCGAGATGTGGCGCGGGAAGCGCTGAAGGGCTGATTGACTCCTAGCCCTAGCTAGGATACATTCTCTAAACACATCGGGCCGCTCCTGCTGGAAACAGGGCGGCCCGCTTTCTGAGAGGTGAGTGCTGTGGCTGATTCTACAAGTTCGCCCCTGCTCGTTCAAGTCCCCAAAATCGATGTTCGCACCTTAGAGATTCGCCTGATTGGCGATTCGCCGCTCATCTGTCATGCCTGGTCGGAAAAGGCCAAGAAACAGATGCTCGACAAGCAGATGAAGAAGGCCAAGACGGCCAAAGAAGCGAAAGATCCCCAGAAGGATTACGAGGAGTCGCTCTACAAACATCCAGATGGCGGTTACGGGTTCCCTTGCGTCGGCTTCAAGGCGGCGGCGGTCGGCGCGTGCCGATTCTCAGACGGCATCAAGATGACCGAGGCGCGTGGCGCGTTCCATGTCGTCGGTGAACTCGCCAAGATCGAAGGTGAACCAACGATGCGTGAAGACATGGTGAAGATCGCGATGGGCACGGCGGACATTCGCTACCGTGGTCAGTTCGATCCGTGGGCGACGGTGCTCACGATTTCATACAACGCGAGTGCGTTCTCGCCGGAGCAGATTTGCAATCTGTTCAATTTGGCCGGTTTCGGCGTCGGTGTGGGCGAATGGCGACCGGAACGCGATGGCAGTTACGGCCGTTTTCACGTTGGCTGAGGCGGGTATCGGACGTGGAAACGGTTAGGCAGGCAAGGCGGGTCCAGTCGGGGTGAGTCTCTGCGGGGAATGGCGTGGCAGGCAAGGTCTGGCGCGTTGGGTCAAGTTACGGTCGGGTCTGGTGAGGCAGGCTAGGCGTGGACGGGCTCGGTGGGTTTCGGTCGGTGGCGGTCTGGTTAGGCATGGCAGGCGTGGCGAGTCGGGACGAGGCAAGGCGCATTGTGGTCTGGCGCGGCAGGCTTGGCCCGGTTTGGTGAGTCCAGGCTTGGCGAGGTGGGGCGGATTACGGCGTGGTTTGGTGTTTTTCTTTCAGGAGGATTCACATGGTCTATCGATGGGCCGCACGGCTCCGGGGCAATGCCCAAGCCTGCGGCGAAGAATTAGAACGGTTGCAGGCAGAGAATAACGGCCGTCTGGAAACCAAGATGGTCGTGCAGACGGCACGCGATGAAAGCAATCCCCTTCATCGTTGCTTCGAGTGGAACGATGATCTCGCGGCCGAGCGGTATCGTGAAAACCAAGCGCGGATGGTCATCCGCTCCATTCGCATAGTGAGTGAGAACGACGAAGGCCAGAAGGATCTCGTTCGCTGCTTCGTGAACGTCGATGCCACCGAGGAAGAAGCGCAGAGCTACGTCGCGGTGACGCGGATCGCTGATGACGCCGAATTGTTCGAGCGTGCCCGTATTCAGTTTCTCAAGGACATGCACGCCTTCGAGACTCGCTATCGGCAGTTCTTGGGGCTTCGGAAACTGGTGGAGCGGATGCGTATTGAGGCCGAGCAGGTGGCTTTCCATGAAACGACCGACCAAGGCGGAACTATCGGCGCTGTCGAAGCTCGGAGCTAAGAAGGGCGGCAAGGCTCGTTGGGCATCACGCACTGCTGATGAACGCCGCGCCCACGCTCAGACGATGAATACCGCACGCTGGGCGAAACTCAAAGCCTCGTCCAGCCAAGAATAAAGGCTAGCAACGCCGCTCCGACCCATAGCCATGCCGACGGTCGGAGCGGTTCTCGGATTTGAGGATCGTCTTGCCATCCAGCGACCATGAGCACAAGAATCTGTGCTCCAAGAATCGCGGCCCAGGTCACCGAAAACGCCGACATCCAGAAGGCCACGCCAAGCATAGCCACGGAGACAATCCGAGCAGTAGGACGATGCAGGGCGTTGACGATTGTGCCGCCGTCAAAATGCGCGGCCGGTAAGAGATTGGCCCATGTCAACACGAGCGCCACATAGGCACCGGCTGACAAAGGGTGCAAAACGTAAGACTTTCCTCCCCCAAGCCACGACAGCACCCACGGCATGCCGAGGCGCTTCAAATTCGTGCCGTTCACCAAGGCCGAGACGGGAATCGACCACCGCATCCCGAGGATGGCCGCAGGAAGGGCCGCCACGAGCCCCAGGACCGGCCCAGCGGCGCCGTTTACAATCATGGCGTGTCTAGACGGGTAGCGACTCTCCAAGCGAATGAACGCGCCCACGGTGCCAGTCAGCAGGAACGGGGCCGGTAGCGCGAACGGCCCACGGTATCTCATGGCGTAATGGCGATAGACCAGCACATGGCCAAGTTCGTGCGCGGCCATCGGCCCGGCCAGTCCCAGCGTGAACCAGAGAGCTCGGCTAAGGTTGGTGAGGGACCAGAGCGGAAGTCTGCCTCCAGTCAGAACATAGGAAAACAATGCCGCGTGCGTGAAGCCCGCGAGCGTGATCGTGCAGAAGGTGATCGCGGCTAGCGCAACAGCTCGTCGACGAAGGTGCGGCACTCATCCAACCTGGCCTTGAGTCCCGGCACCGCGTCCATGCTTTGCCGGTAGTGCGGGTTGAGCCAGTGCGCCCATGCGTCCCAGAACTCTGCGAGCGACCGGAAGCGAAACGAGATAGCGGCTGGAATGGGCATCATCAGGGCTTCGTCTGCACAAGTTTCGCCATCGCTTCCAACGCTTGCTTGGCCAGCGATTCGTAACTGTCGGCCCGAGCCACTTCCCGCATATACACGCTGCGCGGCACGAGGTAGCCCATGATCATCAGCACCGCCAACACGAACAAGGCGCCGAAGGTCTTGAGCATGGTGAGCAGGGCGCTGAGATCCACCATTACTCGCCACCGCTACCGCCGCCGCAGCCGCAATCAAGGCCGAAGATCCCGCAGGTGAAGTATTTTGCGGCCTGCCAGAACGGCCCATAGTTGGACTGAAAAAACGCATCCGCGTCCGGCCCACAGCAGAAGTTGCAATCGACGATCACGTCGTCTTCAGCGCGAAGCGTCTCACGCTGCTGGACCAGCTCCAGCGACCGCTCGAGCACCTTCGGCAAGTGCTGCAAGTGCTGATCGAACGTGTGGCGTTCCTCTGGCGTGAGATGGGTGATCTTCGCGAGGTAGAGCGTGACGTTGGGGAGCGTCATAAGTCCTCTAGGTCGTCCATTCAATTCGGTCCACGCGGCTCAAGGATTCGCGCGTGTGATCCGTCGACCACACCCGCGCGTAACAGCCACGGGCCATCAGCCGGCGCGTCGTCTTCGCCACCTGATGCTTGAAACAGGCCTGCTCAATCACTTCGCCCGTGCGGAGCCAGATAAACAACCGCACGGAGGTCCGGTCGTCCCGAGCCATGCCTCAGAAAATCTGATCCGCAATCTGGTGCAAGCCCTTGTGCCGCAGTTCGTTCAACGCCTCCCGGACCAGCTCGACCTTGTCGGACGGGTCCAACGTCGGGTCGTCCAGAATCTCCAGCCCCTTGTCGATGATCGGCGCGGCAGCGGCGAGGAACCGGCCACGGTGGTCGGTCGACGGAATCGCGGCGATCCTGGCGGTGACGGCAGCAACGTGGGCGTCGTGCTCAGTCTGATGCTTCATGGTTCTGTCTCCTGAGTGGTTAGTGCGCGCCAAGGCTCTGGAATGCCAGCCAGTTACTCACGCCATCGGACAGCAGGAGCAGCGCCGGGAACACGGGGGACGCCGCAATCGGCAACGCATAGGCGCCCGCGATGCTGTTGATGGTTTCGCTCCCGTTCGGCGTGACCGACACGGGCGTCGGGCCGATGTTCTGCACGAACAGCACGCCGCCTCGAGAGGCCGCCGCTGGCAAGTTGAGAATGGCCGGGTTGGTCGTCGGCTCCGAGACGGACACCCAGTTATCGCTGTCAGCCACGGTGTAGCCGGTCGTGACCGACTTCGATCCCGTCGCCCAGATGTTGGCCAAGTCTGCGAGGAACGCCGAGCCGACGTCTTCCACGTCATCGGTCGAGCTCTGCAGCACCGCGGCTTGGTTGTAGACGTTCACCTTGTAGCCGGTCGGGAGCAGGTAGACGCCGACCAGATTCGACCCTGACGATGGCCGGCCCGCGCCGTTCAAGTCCACCGTCGTGCCGAGCGAGGTCATGCCGTCGCTGTCGGCGTAGACCGCTTGCGGCGTTGTCGTGCCGGCGATGAAGAACTTGAGGCTGCCATTGGCGAGCGGCGCCCCGAGGTCGTCGGTGAACTGCTGCCACTTGCCGAACAGGAGCGAGAGGGGAAGGGACATCTACTTGGAGCCTCCGCCAGCGACTTCGGACGTGTAGACCCGTTTCATGCGCCCAGTCGCCGGATCTCTGACGACAATGGACTTGGCTGGATAGAGTCCGCCAGTGCCGCTCACGTCAGCGCCTTCTGTCAGAGGTGTGGCTGGAGCCGTCAGGAGCCCGCGTGGCTGCACCGTGGCTGGCACTTCGGGATACGTGGGCGGCATCGACAGCCCGAGCGTCTTGAGGGCGCGTGTGACCAGCGCATCGCGCGTGAGGTTCTGCGGCGTAAGACTCTGCGCGACCATATGACCGACTGCCGCCGTTCCAGCGCCAACGATAGGACCGCCGTAATGACTCCCAACGGCATAGGCGGCGACAGGAACCGCAGCACGAGTCGCATTCGCAGCTGGTCCGTTCGCGCCGGTCCCACTGACCGTCTTGTCGCCCTTGTATTGCTGCGCCGCCATCGCATCGCGGAGCTTAATGACCGACGCCTGCCGCTGCTGGAGTTGGCGCACGCCTGGCACGCCAAGCGAGTCCAAGCCGTTGTAAATGTCGTCTCTGAGCGCGTTGGCGGCGACATAGCGTGCGGCAAACTTCGGGTCGGAGTTCAGGGCCGTCGTCGTGTCCCATCCTCGATCGCTCAACACGCCATCGTTCAGCGCGTTCATGCGCGTCAGCACGCTCATCTTCTCGGCCAGCGTCATCGGTTGGTCAAGGTTGAACGGAGCGAGCGTTTTGAGCGCATTGGGAAGATCCGTTTCGGCCGTGCCCATCGCCCCACCCTTCGAGAACTGGGCGCGCACGGACGGCAGGACCGACGGGACACTCGTATAGTTCGGATGCGCCGCCGCCAGATCCTTGACCTTGGACTGAATGTTCTTCGCGGCCAAGTCCGTCGCTTCGACCGCGCCGGCCATGTCCTCGACCGGCTTCTTTGCGAGTTGCGCGGCAATCTCAGGCGCCGCACGAATCACGTCATCAGGCGTGTAGGGCGTGGACCGAGACGGCGGCGCGGCCTTCATCAGATCGGGCAGCGCTTTGACGGCCGGAGGCACACCTGAAGGCGTCGGAACTGGCGGCTTGATGACTTCGCCGGTCGCCAATGACGGCACCGAACGAACCACAGGCGTAGGCGGACGTATCGCCTCGTGCGCCACGACCGGCGCAGCGGTCTGTATGCCAACATCGGTCGTCGCGCCGAGCGACCGCGCATACTGGCCCTGATCGGCCAAGTCCCCAGCCTGATCTGAGCGCACCGCGACAGGTCCGACGGCGCCCGTCAACAGGTAATTGAGCGCATGGCGAACGCCCTGCCCGTAATCGCCACGGTCGAAGGCTTCCTTGGCCTTATCCGCGATGTCGGTCACGGAATGGCTGTAAGCCTTCGCCGTGTCAATCGGATGCAGCATCGATGTGCCGAGCGCGGTCGCCTGGGGCGTGCCGGGGATGATCGAACGCACGCCCTGCGTGGCTTCGTCGAAGTAGTCCTTCACCGAATCCAGCCACGAGCGTTCTGGCGGTTTCGTGGCGGCATTATCGAACGACACACTGGCCGGTGTATCGAACGTGATGCTCTGAGGCGCGGCGACCTGCTGCGGATCGGGCATTAGCCGCCGCCCTTGATCAACTTGCCCGCATCATCGTAGACGCCATTGATCCCAGGAGCGGTCCAGCCAGTCGGACCCTTCGTAAATGTGACCTTCTGGCCATTGACGGTCGCCGTGCGAGTCTGAACCGAGGATGCATCTGCAGCCGGCGGTGCGATCTTCTGCTCGTCCGTCAGCTTGTAACGCTTCGTCGTCGCATCGAAGCCGCTCGAATACTTCTTGTAAGCCGACTGCTCCAAGAGGCCGGCCAACTTCACCAGGTCGTCCTGCAGCTTTGGATCGAGTGGCTGACCAGCCGTGACCTTGCCGACTCGGCTCTTGATGTTGTCCCACAGCGAGCCGGCGCCGCCGACCTGCTCGAGTTCGGTGCCGTTGATGCGCTTCACGCCTTCGGTCGTGACGACCCCGAGCGTGCCGAGGAGCTTCTGGACGCCAGCGGCTTCCATGTTGCCGTTCTTGGCCGCTTGCACGACCGTCCGCAGGATGTCGGCCTTCTCTTGGGCATCGCGGTAGGGCGTTTCGACCTTATCGCCCAGTTCTTTGCGGCCCGCTTGCGCTTCCGTAAAGTCCTGCGCGTGCTGCTGGATCTTGTTCTGTTGTTCAATCGTCAATGCCTGCCGATTCGCCGCAGCGACGGCTGACGCATCGGTGGAGAGCGTCTTGAACCGCGTAATCGCGCCCAACTGCTGATCGGGCGTGAGATCCGACCACGTCGCATCAGGATTGCCGGTGAGTTTCTTGGCCGAGGCGTCCTTGAACGTTCCAAACTCCGTGGGGTCTTGTTCCTTCTTCTTCGCCGCCGCTCGAGCGGCCACCGCCGCCGCAGAATAGCGCGACGTCGGCGTCTCATCCTTCGTGCCGAGTTTCTGTGCGTCCACTTCCTGCTCGGCGGCCGTCGCGGACTTCGGTTCGCCGCCCACGACCTGCATCGTCGATTCGTTCAGGACGCCGTTCGGGCCGATGGCCGTGAACTTCGCGGGGCCGCCATACTTCGGCGCAAAACTCTTCACCGACTGAAAGAGCTTCATCGGGTCGGCGCCGTTCGCCAACTGCTGCGTGAACGGCGCAATCTCGTCCTTCGTCGCGGCCCCTGATGCCACCGCCGTCGCCAGCACCAGTTGCGCTTCTTCCGCACTCATCGGGTTCGACGCATCGTGCCCTTGCAGCGCGGCATTGGCGATGTCGCCTGCGTGATTCAGTTTCGCTTCGTAGGCTTTCGACGATGACGTGTTGATGTCATCGACGGCCTTGAGGTAATTCGCCTGAACTGTGGGAGAAATGCCCGCCGCACTGAGCCGCTGTGCGAGCACGGGGACGTTGAACGTGTGGTCGGGATTCAGCACGGCCGGATCGGACATGATGGCTTCGGCCTTCGCCTGTCCCGCCTGCGCCTGCTGCAGCCCCGTCAACTGCGCCTGTGTGATCTGATTCTGAAGCTGCGAGGTCTGGATCTGCTGATCCCGCACCTTCTGCTCTTGAATCTGGCCCGGAATCTGGCCGAGCGAGGCGAGCGCGTTGCCCCAAATCTGGCCAGAGCGCAGCCCGGCGTCCAGCTTCTGCTGGCCGATGTCGTGATACGTGCCAGCGATCAAGTCCAAAAGTCCTATAAGGCACCCACTTTACTGGTAGCCCGCGTTAATCGCGTTCAGGCCGCCGTTGTAGAGCGTGTCGTATTGGCCAAGCGCGCGGTTCTGGTCGTTCGAATACACGCCGTAATTCGTGTTGAACGTCTGCAGCGCGCGGTTGAACGCATCGCCGTAGTTCATGTTGGCCGCGTTCACGTCGTAGTTGCCCAGTGCCTTCAGCGTGCCGCCCGTGAGGAGCGAGCCTTTCGATGCGGCGCTGCGCTGGATGCCCTGTTCGCCCTGCTGAATCATCGCTTGATAGCCGGGCGTGTTCTGGAAGTCCGCGAGCGACGGGGCGCCGAAGGTCTGCCCGTAACCGGCCGCAAGCGACCCAAAGCCGCCCTGACCACCGCCGCCGCCAGAGCCGCCCGCGCCGGCCTTACTGCGGCCGTTCCAGTAGCCTATGTTGCCCTGCGTCAGACCGCCCGTTTCAGTGATCTTGCCGATCCAGTAACTCGGGTCTGAGGCGAGTGTCGGGTCCGCGCCCGGCAGCGTCGAGAGATACTGCACATAAGCGGCAATCTGCGACGGATCGTTGGGGTTGCCGGTGTAGTGCGACCAATCTGTTGCACCGCCACCAGGAGCGCCACCAGGGGCACCGCCAGGGGCCGCAGCGGGCGGCTGTGGGCCAATCTGCTGCGGGGCCTGATAGCCGGGCGCATTGGGCGAGCCAAGGCCGCCGAGGCCGTTCGGGGCGCCCTGTGGCGACATGGTGCCGCCCGTCGGAGCCGGTGGCGTGCCGCCGTTGCCGGAATCGAATCCAAGTGGAGGATTGCCGCCGCGGCCGGAGCCGTCGTCTGGAGCGTTCTCGTCAAACCAGCTCATGCGTTCACCAAGGTCGCTCCGAGCGACTGATAATGCGCCACCTGACTGGCGGGCACCGACTCAATCTGTCCGTTCGGGTCACGCATCTGGACTTGCGCCGGCATCGGCGTGTTCGTGTTGATCGGATTCGGGCCGTTGTTTGGCCCGATGCCAAGTAGATACGCCAGTTGGCCGCGCGACTGATTGCCGGTGTCGACGTAAGGTTGCAGCGCCGCCTGTTTCTGCGCCAGTTGCGCCTTCTCGAAGTCCAGCGCTTCCTGCTGAATCTGCGCGTTCGCTTTGGCGGCATCTGAGGTCGCATGGGCCTGGAGCGCCGCACCAGCGAGGCCGAACCCGCCGCTGATGATGGGCGCGAGTTTTCCGACCGTGCTGAGGAAGCCACTCCCTGCCCCTGCAGCGCCTCCGGCAGACCCACCAGCCGCACCAGCGGCCCCGCCCGCTCCAACTGCGCCCGCCGTGCCGAGGCTCGTCGCGCCGCCGCCCGTCAGAGCTGCAGGAACGCCTGTGGCCATAGTCGCGTTGATGGCCCCGGTCCCGGCTCCTGCTGCGGTGGCCCCGGCCCCACCAGCCCCGGCCGCTTCCGCGCCGCCTTCGACACCAAAGAACGCCGGGGCGGCCAGTCCAGCGACCCCTAAACCGGCCAAACCGATGCCAGCCACCTTCATCCACGTCGGAATGGACCCGCCCGTGTTCTGAAACGACCCCGCGTCCCACGCGACGTTATCCGGCACGGGGAAGCCCTTGGACGCCGCCAGGTCCTTGAGCGCCTGAATCGACTGCTGGTCGCCGTTGTTGGCGTGAAGCGCTAGGTAATGGAACGTCGGGTCGGACGCAATGGCCGCGTTCAGCTTATCGAGATTGGCGTAATCCGCTTCCGGGAGGTTAGCCATGAAAAGTCACCGTATTCTACGCCTTTCGTCGCTCACTTGACGGACTTCAGCGCGGCAATCACCGCGAAGCGAATCACCCAGTATTCCGCGACGAGGAACACCGTCAACGCCAGCGCCCATTTCGCCCAATATTCCTGCGGCGTCATATCGCCTCGACGACGTAGTAAATCTTCACCTTGAGCGTGTTCGACGCATTTCCTCCTGTGAGATTCCCCGAGCCATTGTTGTCGATGTTCATCATCAGCGGCTTGTTGCCGAGTTGGCCGGTTCCGGCTTGACTCACCTGCTGCACATAACCCTGCGTCGTCGCGGACGCGCCCACGGCGGCCAGATTGGGTTGTCCGATCTCCTGCACCAGATCCGCGACGGTCGTCAGGAGCGCCGTCACGTTCGTGAGCGTTGGCGTCGTCGTGGAATCGTCCACGGGTCCGTAGCTGACGTAATACGTGTCGAGCGTCTGGTGAAAGTCCACATACGTGGCGTTGAGATTCGTGTAGGCGCCTACGATGTGCGTCTGATACGTCACCGCCATCGGCTTGATCCATAACCCCGCGCCTGGCGTGGCCACGAGCTGCACTGGCGTAGTCGGCAACGCCTTGATCTGCGTGTCGGTGAGTGTGAGCGTCGATCGCTGAACGAGGTTCACGCCAGACGCGAACAGGTTGCCACTCGTGTCGCTGACCGAGCCGCTTTCGGTCGGACGAGCTGGCCCGTAGCGTGGCGCTCCAGTGGCGTCAAACCAGACGTATTTCGGCGTGCCGTTCAGTTCTTCAAGGCCGAGTGTAGACGCCGCGCCAGCTCCGCTGCTGTTGCGGTCGGCATAGAGCGACATGCCTGGCACCGCGCCCGTGCCGAGGCCGCCGTATTCGTAGGCTTCAACCGCCAAAGGCACGGAATCTGAGGACCCATTTACCGAGACGCCTAACCCAGCGGCAAAGGAAATCGGCGTGCCTGGCGTCAGTCCTTGCTCAAGCTCGACCCCGACCTTGCCATCCTGACGAAACACGATGCCGTTGTCGGTGTCGTTCGGGATGTAATCACCGGACGTGTTGAGCTTGGACCCTAGCGTGATGTCTTCGTAGTTGGCCAGTCTCGGATTGACCGCGACCACGCCCGTGGAGGCCGTCGCGTTCTGCACGACCAGTTGCGACGAAGCCGTATCGGCCGTGATGGCGACCTGCTGTGTCGTGTCATTGAACGTAAATTCGCTGCTGCCGGCGAACGATCCGAGCTTGTTGTATTGAACGGAGGTATTCGGCGCCCCAGGCACCGCCGAGAGAATGAGATTCGCGACCGACTGCGCCAGCCGCGTGAAGAACAGCCGCCACGGAATCGTGACCGAGCCGCCCTTCTCGTCCATCGGCTGGGCGTTGGTCGGTATCCCGAATGGGTTGACGCCTTGACCGCGCGCCATTACCAGCGGCCTTTCCGCGTGTTCAGATACGCGCCGATGATCGACCACGACACTGGATCAGACGTCGAGATCTCGAACACGCGGTCGCGCGCTTGGCCGAGGCCGTTCGCCGTGACGCGCGTCAGATATTGGCCCTGCGCGCCGGAGTCGAGCAGAATCTCGTCAGTCCATGTATAACCGCCATCGTCCGACATCCGCAGCATGATCTGCGGCGTCACGCCTTGGCCGACGAGGAGGCCGTTGCCGACTTGCAAGTCCAGCGTGAACTGGTCGTAAAAGATGTTGAACTGCTCGGCCGAGAGGTGCGGCGCCACGCGGAGCCGTCGCTGCGGCACAGTTTCAAGTCCGCCCACGCCCGACACAAACGGGGGCACGAGCGGCCACGGTGGACGCAGCGCAGATGGTGACACACCACCAAGCGGAGCCACCAAGAGCGCCCCGGCCTTTTCTTGACCGAACCGAGACGGAGGTGTGGCCGTGGCCGTGCCGATGTATTGGCCGAAGAGGTAATTCGCCTGATTGAAGGTGTCAAGAATCGACCCATCGCTAATCTTGACGTGCTTGAACGTGTCGCTGCCTTGGTCCGCATTAGGGGCGAGACGAATCCAGAACGAAGCCGGAGAATCCAGCGCGTAGCCGATGCGTGGCGGGTTCAGGTCGTTCCGCCAGAGCGTGCCGAAGTCGTAGGTGTGCAGGATCGTCCCATTGGTCGCGTATTGCTTCGCGATGACCTGATGCGGAGCGCCGCCAGATGTGCCCAAGGCGTCGATGAGGATCGTGTTGTCCTGCAAGTAGAGGATGTCGAACACCGAAAAACTCGTCAGGGTTTCGATGTCCGGCAGCGCCGAAGCGCCTGGCAGGTTCCAACTCTTGATCGTGGCACTCAGAGACGACGTCGCGTAATACAGGATCGTCGCGTCGTTGTTGACCGCAATCGCGTCGATGGACGTGATCGTGGTAGCCCACTGATTCGTCAGCACGCCAGCCGTACTCAGTTCGTCAATCGTGAAGATGCCGCCAGGTGACGCCTGATGCGCGACGTAGAAATGAGCACTCGTCCGATTGGACCCAACAAGGAACTTATGCGTGCCGGCGTAGTTGACCGTCGCGACGACGTTGAAAAACTGGTCGTAAATCTTGCCTGTCAGGAACCCGTTGTCCAAATACAAGAAATGACCGTCGTTTAGAATCGCTCCCTGATCGCCGTGCGGTAAGCCGCTGCCATCGCGCGCACTTGGTATTGGTGGCGCCAGTTGCACGAAGGCGCGAGACGTGTAGGCCGTCTGCGCCATCACCGTCAGCGGGTGCTCGAAACTGTCGTCTTCCTCGCGGTTGTTAATGAAGTCGCCCGCTTGCAATGAGGATGACGTGAACGAGACGGTCGAGATCGTCAGGTTGGCCGGAGACGGATTGCCGGCGTTCGGAGGAATCTTGAAGTAATACGTGATGCCGGCCGTGACCGGGATCAGAAACGGCAGATTCGTGTTCGTGGACCCGAAACTGTTCGGGGACTTGTAATCCATGAACTGCGTCGTGCCGTCGTTGTAGAAGACCTGCGAGGTTGGCTTGTACGTCGTCAGGTCGCCAAACGGCCATACGCCCACCACGCCATCAACGTCAGCCAGCATCTTGAACCAGACGGTGTAGGTCGTGCCGGCATCATCGACGCGCTGCGTGATGGTTTGGTTCGTGCTCATCGCCGTCGCCGTGAGCGCGGAGATGTTCGTGGGGGCCGACATTAGGCGACCACATACAGCAGGTTTTCGTTGAGCGTGCTGTCCATCGAGTAGATCACGCCGCTCTGCCGATCCCCCACCAGATGCTTCCCGAACGCATAGGTGTGGTTCTGGCCGAAGTGCCGTTCATACGTTTCTTTCGTCGCGTTCCACACGGCGCGCTCGTGCCATTCCCGCGTCGTCAGATCCCAGAACCACGTCGTCTGCAGGCCGGGCACTTGAAGCGCATAGAACGAATGGCCCAAGTCCTGATGCGTCCAGGCGACAGACTGAAAGAGCTGTGAGGCCGTCACGGTCGAGAGCGCCTGATTCAGCGCGAAGGACGACACGGGCGTCGGCTGATAGCCGTTTCCCGCGTAGACGATGCCGTTGCCGTCCGCGTTCTGGCCGAGCCAGATGGGCGTCGTGAAGAGGTTGCAGGCGGAGAACGGCGCCGCGGTGCCGACCTGCATGACCGAGCCCGGAACCGGTGTGAACGGAAACAGCGGGTCGCCCGAGTCATACCACGGCCCGATGTGCTGCGTGCCGTAGAGCCACAGGTTGTCATTGGTCGCCGTCATCGCGACGACGGTATCGGAAAACTGAGACTCGGCGGCGAAGTCCAAGGCGTTCCACGTCGTGCCGTCCTCGAGGTCGGACAGGAAGAACTCACCAAGGGCCGTAAGGACAATGAAGTAGCCGTCAAAGAACACGACGGATCGCACATTCGCTGGGAAGTCTGGCGACGTGATTTGCGCGAACGTGTTGGCCGCGAGGTCATAGATGTAGCCCAATCCGCCCGACACGACCATCACCTGATTACCGGCGAGGCCGTTACTGGCGATGGTCGCCGGGCTGCCGTCAATCGCCACGAGCCCCTTCAGGACACTCACCTGCGAGGCCATGACTTCGTGAAACACGCCGCCGCCCACGGCAAAGACGCGATTGTTCTGCCCGAAGAGCGCGCGCACGGGGCCGGCATAGAGGCCCGTGAACGGTGTCAGGCACGGCGTCGGGTTGAAGTGCCAGGGGGCCTTCGGCGTCCCGTCGGTGATTTGTTCGGCATACCAATCAATCGTCCGCTCGACACTCACCGAGCGCGAGGTCGTGCGATTGGATGGACCGATGAAGCCGGGGAACGCGCCCATTTACAGTCCCATGATCGCAATGTTCAAGCACTGCGGAAAGTTGCCCGTTGACGCTCCGCTCCATATGAGCCGCGTCCGAGTGCCGGTGACAGTATACGCGCCTGAATCGGCCGTGAGCGTGTAGGCCGTGACGTCCTCGGCCCCGAGCGTGAGGAACGTCGAAGCCGGTTTCTGATTCTTGTAGGACGCGATCACCCAGTCCACCGAGCGCAACGCGGCAGCGACCTGAAGTTCATCGAGCAGGCCGGTATACGCGGAGGTGCCAGCGGCATTCGCTCCCGCCGTCAGCGCAATCGAGGACGAGCCCGTAAACGTGCCGCTGCCCGACGTGGCAAGGAGCGAGGCATCGACGTAGAGGAGGACTTGTGCCGTGCCTGCGTTGAACTGCCCGACCGCTTGATGCCACTGGCCGTCGTTGAAGCCCGTGAACGAGAACCCGCTGCCGATGCCGTTGACCGAGAAAGCCGCCCCTGGGGAGCTAATCAGATCGAACTGCCACGCGAACGTCCCGACGCCGTTGTTGATGCCGAGCAGGACCGCGTCCTGATTGGTGGACGTGTTGAACCAGACGGACACCGTAAACGAACTAGCGAAGTTCCAATCCGCACTCGCGCCGAAACTGATCTTGCCGCCGCTGAAACTGGCCGAGCCGTCCACGACCCCAGTGGCCGCCACCGTGGCGCTGATCGATCCATCATGCAGGTTCGACGTGGAATCCTTCGCCGCGAGAGTGGTCCCGTTCGGCATATGCCACACGCCTTTGAATGCGCTGTTCCACGTGCCATTCACGTCGCCTTGGAACGTCGTGACCGAGGCATCGCCGTAGGCGAGATAGAACACCGTATCGACCGTGTGCGACAGCGTGGGAATCTTCACCCATGCGACGAGCGCCCCCGTCGTGCCGTCGTAGGACTCTACTTCCCAACTGAGCGCCGTGGAGAGCACCGCATTGCCGAAGAAGGCCAGATCCGCAGGAACCGTCTGGCCATTAGAGGTCGTCGTGTTGTTGACGTGACCGCCACTGGCGACGAGCGCCAGGCTGGCATTCGTCACGCGCACGAGGACCGGAAAGTCTGTGGAGTTACCCGTGCCGCACTGGGTATGGTCGACGGTGCAGGTCCGCTTGTAGACGTAAGGCATTTACAGGCCCATCACAGCGATGTTCAAGCACTGGGGGAAGTTTCCGGTCACGGGCGGAGCGCCGCTCCAGCGCAACGTCGCTCGCGTGCCGGTGATGAGATACGACCCGGACAGCACCGAGAGGGTGTAGTGCGTATGCATCGTCGCCGTGAGCGTGGCTGCGGTGCCAGTGATGAGATAGGCGCCGCTCGCGGCGATCACTTTCCGTGTGATGGGAAACGTGACCGACGTGCCAGTGACCGCGTAAGACCCCGCATCCGCCGTCAGCGTGTAGGCGGTGACGGTTGTCTCTTGACGTTGCGCGGCCCCAATATCGACGTAAGACGTGTTCGGAGCCGGTGACCCGCCTTCCTTGCGTTGGATGGCCCCGATGTCCACATACGAGAGCGTGGACATTTACTGCGAGCCTCCGACGAGACTGGGATAGCCCTTCGCCTCCAGATTGGTCCCGATGGTGAAATCGCCCGCCGAGGCATTAGTGAACTGAGGATTCAGGCCTGGATCGGCCGTCAGGAATCCGGAGACACTGCACGGCCCTGACGTATTGAGATACGTGTCGTTGTTGTTGCCACGTGCGCCGTTGGCCTGCAACTCCGGCAACGTCTGACTCGCGTGGAACTTCAGCCCCCAGCCGCCGTTATTCGACAGGATGTTGTTCATGTAGTCCATCGCGTTGAAGGACGTCATCAGGCCGTCGAACTCGATGCCGTGGCTCGTGTTGTTGTCGCAGGTGTTCGCCGTCACTCGATACGTGCGTCGGCTGAAGTCCGTGCCGCCGGTGATGAGGATGCCGTCGCCGCCGTTGCGCGCACAGATGTTGTTGACCAGGTTCAGCGCGATGATGCCCCCACTCACGTTGATGCCGTGCCCGGCGTTGTCGTGGCAGTAGCAGTTTTCGATCTGGGGATCAGAATCCGCCGTGTCGGTGATCCCGTCTCCCGTCGTCGCCCATCCCACGTCACAATTTCGGATCAGGCACAGCGTATTGGTGACGATCCCCGAGTAATAGGTGTTGGAAGCGGTCCCAATCGTGAGGCCGTCGAGGATGCATGGCGACGAGGCCACAAAGATAAAGGAACACGCACTGCTTGGGCTACCGTGGCTGTTCTTGGCTGAAAAGTTCCGAAGCTGCCACGACGCGGCGTTGTTCACAAACGACCGATCATCGTCGGTGAACGTCAACAGAGGCTTCACGCCCGCCCCCGCGATGCCTTCGATGGTGATCGGGCCGGTCGTCGTATCTCCGGCGCGTTGCAGATCGAAGCGCGTCGTCGTTTCCGCGTGCCCGGACTGAAATTGCATCGTCCAGCCAGGCATCGCATCGCCGCTGCTGCCGTTGTTGTTCACCAGCAGGCGCGAGGTCGTGCTGCCGAGTGAGGCCCGCTTGCCGCCGATCGCCCATGACACGCCGATGAGATTCCCCGTGAGCGCTTCGTTCACCGTCACCGTTGGGGTGGCCCCACCACTGCCGGAGGTCGCATTGATGGACGCAAACCGACGATGCCCAGCCGTCGTGTCGATGACGTAAATGACCGCGGCGCCCGTCGTTACCACGCCCGTCAGGACCGTGCCTGCGTCGAGCGTCACGACCGTCCCGCCTGCGTTGGTGAGCGCGGCGGTGCCCGTCAGCGCTGTGGACGGCCCCGCGCCACTTGCCGCTGAATCAGACCCGGTCGCCGAGTCGATGAGGATAACCGGCAGGGCCACGGACTAGCCCAACAACGCACGCACGCAGCATTTGGGGACAATCGGCAACTGCGGATCGGCCTGAAACGACGCGATCGCATTCGTGATGAAGGTGTTCCATGCCAAGACGTCGCTGGGCGTCAACAGATGCGGCACCCCGTCCGTGCGCGTATCGGTCCAGGTCGGATTCTGCTGCGTGAGCGCCGCAAACACGTCATCGAGCGCGCTCTTGTCGTCCTGCATGGCGGCGAGCAGCGCGCGAATCTGTTCACACCGAGGCCGGACGCGCACATTCACAAACTGCTGCACCTGAGCATCAGAGGCAATCGCCATTTAGGCCACCGTAAAGAGGCTTGCGCCAAAATCGACCGTGAACGTATCCCCATCCTGCAGCGTGATGGACGACCCGTAATCCCAGTAGGCGATGAGCGGTCCACCGGAAACGGTCGAGTCGTAGAGCACCGCATACTGCAGCGGCCCAATCGTGCCTCCGGATGCCGTGAACACGATGTCCGTGCCGACAACCGTCAGCGTGCCGCCCGACGCCGTGCCGACGTTCGTGGCCGATGCCCCGCCCGCCGAGTACCCGTTGTGCGCCGTAATCTCGGTGATGTCGGCGAGGACGGCGTTGGTCGCCACGTTCGGGGCGGTGTTCGTGAGCGCGACCTTGAGCGTATCGGCCGTGGACCCGGCCGTGCCGAGCAGGTCGAGGATCTTGGCCGCGAGGTTGCCCGGGAAGACCTGATACTTGACGTAAGCGGAGGACATGCAGGCCCCTTAGACGCTGTAGAGCGCAACCAGATCAGTGGCGCTGGTGTTCGCGGAGTTCACGCGCTTGCCAGACACGGGAATGATGGTGCCGGCAATTGCGCCGATCAGCGTCACCGCACGGCCGTCCTCGCCCACGACGGCAATGTCCCCTGATCCGCCGACATAGATCGCATTGAACAAGACCCGATCGGGAATCGGGGCCTGCACGTTCACCGTGTCAGACTTGGTGATGGCGACCAGGTAGTTGTAAATCGGATTCGAAGGCTGCGCCATGTGATCGAGTCCTCAGTTCGTGCCAAAGCCGCCGGTGTTGATGTTGTAACCCCCGCGCGGCGAATGCGTCAGCGCGGGATCTTGCGGCAGGTCCGTGAGTTTCAGGTTGCCGCGCTTGATTTCCATGAGCGACTGGCGCGCCGCATCCACGATGTCCGGCAACGTGGCGAGCGGCACGCCGTTCGACCGCGCGAGCCGCAGCGCCAGGTTGTATTCGAACATCTCCGCGTAGCCATACGGGAAGTAGTAGGCCGTCGAGAGGTCCGCAAACTGGGCGATGGGCTGCTGGATGTACAGCGCCAGCGCGTTCTGCGACGTGTTCGGCACCGGCCACAAGATGATCGTGCCGAGTCCTGCCGAGAACGTTGGCCGATACAAGACGCAGGTCGGAAACGCGTTCTGCAGCGCCTTGATCTGGGTCGCTTCGTAGCCGTCATCGGTAAAGACGCCGCGAGGAATCTCGACCGTGTTCGGGCCTTCGGGCAGGCCGTTGAGAATGAGGCCGGCGCCGTTCAGACGCAGCGGCCGTGGGGTATCAAAGTCGCCGCCAGGGCCGATCGTGTAGGGATTGGCTTCGGTGCCCTGGCCTGAGACGAGCGCAAAGGTCAACCGGGCCACAAACGCCATAGACTGTGGTTGCGCCCCGAGGCTATCGACGAACGTGTTGAGCCGCGTCAGGGCCTCTTGGCTCTGATACGCCGAAATCGACTGCCCTTGGCTCAGAACGCCAATATCACGATAGGCGAGGGTCGCCAGTTGCAGGGCAGTCGTCGGCACAAGTGCTTTAGCTCACCGAAATGGCGGTCACGATGCCGTTGACGACCGTGATCGACGCGATCGTCGATCCCGTGCCGCTCGCGCCGGCCGTCGCGCCGACATGGTAGGTCGCCGCGCGACAATCGCCTGACAGGTTCACGGACGTGCCCGTCGCCACGCCCAGCACCGGCGTCGTGAGCGTCACCGACGTCTTGATGGTCGCCGCGCCCGTATTGGCGAGCGTGACGTCCCCAGACATCGCCACGTCAGTCGCGACGTTCCCGCTATTGCCGACGAGAATGTGCCCGGACGTGAGCGCCCCAACCGGAGCCGAGGCGTAGAGGTCGGTGAAGTTGTCGTTGATGTCCACGATCGTCTCGTGGAGGAACGCGCCACCCTCTTGGGTAATGGTTCGCTGCGCCATTAGGCTGTCTCCTCGATCTTGATCTTCGCCGGCCGTCCACGCTTCTTCGCGGGGAGCGGTTCGGCCGGAATCTCGCCCAGATGACGGGCGACCTTCGAATCGAGCGCGTCGGCCTCCGCCTGCGCCTTGGCCGTCATGCGCCGGTCATGGAACGCCCGGTTCGCTGCCGCTTCGGCCGCGTCCTGATTGGCGTCTTCGACGACTTTGACCGCCTCGAGCTGGTCCGCACGGAAGCCGCGAGACTTCAGGTTCGACTCTTCAACCGACGAATGCACCGTATGCGTCTCGGTCAGGAGAATCCCGTTCGGCGTCTGGTCGAACTTGTAGACGACCTTGGGATACTCCTGATGGTCGAACGAGCCGTGATGCACGCCCGCACGCCGCGCCGCGTCGATCATCTGCTGCGTGACCGATCCATCGGCCCGTGGCCGCGTCTCCCACTTGGCCAGTTCTTTCGAATGGCCGGAGGCCGGGGAGTACACGACGCCCCCCGGCCCTTCGAAGTGATCGATAAAGTCAGCCATGACTTAACCAATCGTCCCGATGAGGCTCGTGACCGTGCCGGCAATCGCGACGGCGCTGGGCGAAATCCAGAGCCCGTTGGCCGCATAGGCGGTCACGCAGACCGGCGCGGTGCTGTTGAAGGTGATCTTGTCGTAGCTCGATCCGGCACCCGACAGACCGCCCGTGAACGTCACCGTGTTCGACGTCGCTCCGACGTTGCTCAGAATGACGATGAGCGATCCGTCCAGATCCTTGCCAGGAGCCGCCACGGTGTAGTCGAAGCCCGTCGCGCCGTTCAGGATCGCGACCACATCCTCACCCGCCGTGGGCAGGTCAATCGCGCCTGCCGCCGAGTAGGACGTCACTCGCCGACGACGCGCCGAGAGGGCATAGGCCGCGATGACCGACGCATTCGGTGACGCGAAGTCCGACCCGGTGCCGGTCGTCGCGTTGGCCCCGGAGGGATGCACCAGCGTCGACACCGTGGTGCCGTTGATGCCGCGCCGCACCGGCACCTTCGTGCCCGACACATACGAGTTCGCGATGGCCATGAACTCGTTGTCGATCTGCACGAGGTTGCCGGCCGCGAAGTTGGTCGCCGCGGTGACGCTGATCTGCACGTCGGTCGGATTGCACGCGGCCGAAAGCGTTGTGGTGGTGAGTGCCATGTCAGCGGACTCCTAGTTCCAGGCCCGGAGGGCGAAGTAGGGCAGGATGACGCCGACACCGCCAATGGTGTCGACCCTTGACGGCATTTGGTCAGTTTGTATGTTGTACTGTTCCACCCACCGCAGGCTGAGCTGTTCCTCGTCGTCGTTCACACGCTTGGCGAGCGCCCCGGCCAGCCGCTCCGGCAGATCCGCCATGACGAACGCGAAGGCGGCGCGGTGGAAGAGGAAGTTCTGCTTGCTGCGCGTGGCCGCCATCGTCGCCGCCGTGAAGCCGGTCGCGCCCATGAAGAGGAGCGCCGCGCCGTTGTCGGGCGAGTTCGTGACCGTCTGCAGCGGACCAGACGTGATGATCGCCGGGCTGATGTTCAGCGTGGCGGTCGTCGTGCCGGACACGTCCTGCGTGAGCACGAACTGCTGCGCGATGCCCGTGTCGGTATAGGCGATCGGGTTGACGGCGTTCACCGCCGTGCCGCTCGCGAACGTGAACACGTCGCCGGCCTTCAATGCGTAGGTGCCCATGCCGCTGACGGTCAGCGTCGAGCCCGTCTGTCCGCCTGCGGTCGTGATGGGAGTCGCGGTCGTGAACGTTCCGGTCGTGTGCGTCGGCAGGAGCGGGTCGGTATACCACTCTTCGACGCCGAGCGCCTCATCCGCGAACTGGCCCGTGCGGAAATACTCGTTCTTCGGCTGGAAGAGCGCGAAGTTCGCGGCGAGCAACTTCGAGCGCTGCTGCGGACTCACGACGCCACAGTAGGATTCGTCTGGAATCGCGAGGTTGTCGAGCACCGCGACGCCGTCGGTCCACGTCTCGTTGGCCGTGATGGTCGTGCCCGGTGTGCCGATTGACGTGTAGACCGACCGGTAGACTTCGCGGCCGGCAACCGCGTCCCAGTTCGACGCCTGCGCGCGGCCCGCGGGCTTGGTGTAGCGGTCCTGCACTTCTTCGACCAGTAACGCATCGTCCGCCGACGACCAGCCCATGCCGATCTGAAACTGATGGTTGATGGTCAGCGGCACCGTCTGGTTGAGGATGGGCTGCTGCACGAGCGCCTGCCCCTCGGTGACCGTCCAGCGCTGCTGAATGCGGACCTGCGAGGTGTAGCCGATCTGGGCGCCCTGCGGCTTGTTCTCCCAGGACTTGTCCCAGGTGCGATCGAACTGGCCGAGGAACTTGAGCGAGTTCTTGAAGTTGACCGCCGTATCCTTGGTCACCCAGGTCGGCGTGATGAATGTGTTCACAGTCGCTGTCTCCAGCGACGGGAGTGAGCCTTAGCGACGGCGGCGCGTGTTGTAGAACGACTCGTGGTCGGACAACGAAGCCCCGTCGCCGGGAGGTTCAGTTCCCGTCTTCAGTGGGCCTGTCCGCACCGGAGTGGGAGGACGAGGAACCCGCGGTTCAGGAGAAGGCGAGGTGGCCGCTCCGGTCTGACCGGCCGAACCTGGCGCAACGAGTGCCGTCAAATACCGTCGCATCGCGACGACTGTGGCGTCCGTGACGGGCGTGCTGAGATTCGAGAGGAGCAGCGAATCGAGCACATCCGGACGACGCGCGAGAGCATACATCAACTCGGGTCCATTGTCACTGCGGCGAATCGCGGCGGTGACGACGGGCGGAATGTCGTGGCCCTTCTGTTGGAGGTCGGTGATCTTCTGGAAGTAGTCGGGATGGCCCACGGCGAACGTCTTGGCACGCGTCAGATACGCCTCGCCTTCGCGCTGGATCGCCTCGGCCTGTTCGCGCTGCGTGCGGGTGCTGAACTCGGCCGCATCCTGCTTGGCCTTCGCCTGCTGCTCGTCGAACCGCTCTTTTCTGCGGTCGTAGGCGTTCACCGCTCGCGTGTAGGCTAGATACGGGTCAGGATACTTGCCCGGATCAGCTTCGAACGTCTTATAGGACGGCTCGACTTCGGTAAACGCCGAGGGCGCGCTGGGCGCCACCCTCGGCTGAGGCACTGGCTCCGCGCGGGTCAGCGGCGGCTTTGAACCTTCCGCTTCAGCCAGATCCGCCTCAATGCCACGAATGCGCTGCTTGAGCGCCAAGACGCGAGGCGACTCGCCCTCGGCCTTCTTTAGCTTTGACCAGGCTTCCGTCTTTTCCTTCAGCGTGGCCGAGAGGTTGCGAATCGTCTCGAAGTCGCCCGCGTTGGCTTCCTGCGACTTGGCGCGGTGCCGCTCCCGAGGCTTCGGCTGTTCCTGAAACTTCAGCGCGGGATTGGCGGCCTCCGCCCGCTGCCGTTCCATGTCCACACGCGCCGTGTCATCGGCCGTCTCGTCGCCCGTGACGACGGGTTCCGGCTCGGGCTCAGGCGCCGTGTTCGATTCGGCCTTCACCGCCCCGGTCGGCCGCGGCTGAAACTCGCCGCCACGCTTCGGGACGAACTCGGCTTCGTGTTCCGCGAGTGACATTAGCGCTGCCTCCCGCCCAAGGCGCGAAGCGTGCCGGCCTGGGCGTGGTGACGCGCGCCGCGCATCTTCTTCGCGTGCTTCGCCTCCATCGCCTTGCCCTTCGCGGTTTCCTTGTTGCCATGCATCGCGCCGATGGCGTTGAGAGTGCCGTAGACGGCGTGTGGGTTATCGGGATACTCGGCCTGCAGCTTCTTCTCGAGGAACTTCGGCATATCGTCTCCTAGCACATCTTCCCGCCGAGCGCGCGCAACCGGCCCATCTGCGACATGTGCCGCTCATGCACCCGCGGCATCTCGCCAATCGGGTCGTGCTGCTCGCCCAGTCGCTTCGCCTTCTGCTTGATCTTGGCCTTCACCGCGGCCGGCGCATGGTGCATCGCGGCGAAACCTGCCGCGGCTCGCGCACGACCCGGCGTATCGACCGGGTAACTGCGTCCTGGACCGGCAAAGACCGAGGCGGGCAACATCTTACGGCGCGCTGGTGTCAGTTTAGCCATTGACGATCTTCTCCAGTTCTTCCTTCGTCAGTTTGCTTTGGTCGATCACGTTCCAATGCGCTTTCTGCGGACGAGAGGCCGCACGCGGAGCAACGGGCAGGATGGACGATTGCACCTTGGCGACGAGAGAAACCGTGGCGTTTAAGGCATTCAGTCGTTGCAGAGCGAGCTTGGCATGTCTGGATGTGGCGTTTGATGTTGACCGCAGCGATCGCTCAGACCGCCTCACAAGGACCGCAGCATAGATTGAAACGCAGAGAGCCGCGAACGAGACGACTAGTGACATCACGGTGCGACTCCCGATTGGTCAGTTCCCATCGGCGGCGGCGCAAGATCGGCCGCCTGCTGTCCCTGCTCGAGCATATTCTGATGATCCTGCGCGGCCTGGAGCGTGTCGTGCGCGTGCGTCATCGACGCGAGGCCCACGTCATGCGCCGCCCCGTGCAGTGCCTTCAAGGCTTCATGCGCGTGCTGCTTCTCGGCCAGCCGTTCCTCTTTGACCGTGTTGATGAGCACCGACAAGACCTGCATCTGCGCCTTCACGTCCGCGAGCATCTGCTCAGACTTGGCCGAAATCTCCGCGACGACGACCTTGGCCTGCGCGTTGATGTCGGCTTCCTTGAGGTCCGTCTGGTTCTTCTCACGCGCGATGACGACCTTGGCCTGATTCGCATCGGCCAACGGCTGTATCTGCTTCAACTGGCCCTGCAACTGGGCAATCTGCGCCTGTAGTTGCTTCGGATCAGGCGCCGCGCCCTTGTTGACAATCGCCTGAATCGGGGGCGCCAACATCGCCTTGTAGCGGTCCTCGAGTTCTTCGTGACCCTCGGCGTCGGAATACTTGAAGAGCAAGTCCCCGACAATCGCCAACTGCCCCGGATCGGCCTGCACGATAGTGGACAGCAGCGATTCGACCTGCTCGCGGCGCGTGTCTTTGTTCTTCGTGACGTTGATCGTCACGTTGAACGCCGCGCCCTTCGTGAGCGTGTAGAGCTTGGCCTGCGGATGGTTCCCCGGCACCGGCATCGGCGGCATCCCAGGCATCGGATGCGGCACCGCCGTCATCGGCTGCTGCGTCTCTGGGTGCGGCACGAATGGCACGTGGAGCGGCACGGCCTGCGTCTCGCCGGACGGGGCCATCATGCGGGCGATGCGACCCTTCCGACCGTAAATCGGATACAGCAGGTCGTTGATGATCAGTCCCTCATACCGAATCGACCGCTGCAAATTGTCGAGGAAGTGCGACGTGCCCTGCTGCGCCTGGTCGAGGGCCGCCTTGATGCCCCCAGCGCCCGCCCGCTTCAGCGCGGGATCGATGTTGCCGAGTGTGACATCAGGCACCGCCGTCGTGTCTCGGATCGACTGGTCGAACAACTGGACCGAGGCCGCAATCGCCTGAATCTCGGTCGTGATCGGCGTGCGGGTCGGCGGGGCCGGCAGCGGCTTGCCGTTCACTTCGAAGTTGTAATGCAAGGCGGAGAGCGCGCGGGTGTTGGCGAGCGCATACTCCTGCTCGAAGCCTTCATCGAACCCGGCCGGCCCCATCCACGGCGGAATCGGGGCGAGGCCGATCTGCTCGACCCACTTGCTCACCATCACGTTATAGGACCGCTGCGAGTCCCGTGATGGCCTGACAAGTCCTTCGCTTCGCCGCTGCGAATCGAACGGCTGCAATTCTTCGCCGACGACCTTCACGATCGGCAGATACTGACCGGGCCAGTCCGTCTCGTCGAGGATCTGGACGCCGTCCATCTTGACCCACTTGATCCGCTTGGTCGTCTCGGTATGCGTCTGCAGCGCGCCGTCTTCGTCCAGGTCCGGCACGTCCACGCCTTCGACCATCTCGGCCTTCGGCACCGCGCGACCGTCCATTAGATGCACGAGCTCGGTCGATTCGTAATCGGTATACCAATACTCGACAATCCGCGCCGACCGCGTCTCCCGCTCCGTCGAGAACCAGCCAGGCAGCTCGTCGCCCAGCGCCCGCCATTCGTTCGCGGAGGCGGCAGAGACGGGATTCTTCGCGCCGTCGAGTTCGCCGTAATCGCGGACGTATTGCTCATACGGGATGTCGGACCCGATGAAGCCCCACGCCGCGTCCGACCCATCCGGTTGTTCGTGCGCCGGGTCGAGACTGACGGACGCCTGGTTGTAGAGCCGCTCGATCACGATGTCCTGATCGGCGCTCCGGCCTGGCGCGAACTTCGTCATCACGCGCCAGTAGCCACGGCCCGCAATGACGGCCCGCGCAAAGGCCCACGACCGCGCATCCTGCGCCTGACTGTCGCGCTGAATCCGGCGGACGAGTCCTTCGCGGAGTTCGAGTTCCTCGTCGCTCACCTGCGGCCCGACGCCTTCGCCAAAGTCATCGGCCGCGATGACTTGCACGCCGAGCTCCGACTGACGTTCCTGGTTCAGCACCGCCCGGACAGGGGCGCGAACCTTGTTGATAGTGAGCGACGGTCGAGCCGGCACCGGAGGCAGCCCGGACTGCGCGTTTCCTGGCTGGCCTTCCCGCGCGTTCAGGACATCCTGCGGCCACTGCTTGCCGGCGTAGAACTCTAAGTCCTCGAGTTCCCGCTCGCGCTGTTCTTCGTCGGCCGACTCCGCCTGCTTGAACCGCTTCCGGGCGAGGGCGATGAAGTCCGCGTCTCCGGTCGGGGTGTAGCGGGCCGCCACGGATCGCGCGTTCGGATCGGGACGTTTCGGACGGTTAGCGCGGCGGACAGCCATCAGGCGGCCGACTCAGGGGGCACGCTGGCCTTCACAAGTTTCCGTGGGGAGACGTTCATAGCCGGCAATCCCAGGACGCGCTCGATTCGTTCGACGCGAACCGCCAACTCCGCGATGACCTGCATCGCTTCAGGCCCGAAGGCGCGTCGAATCTCACGCTGCGTGCGCTTAGTGGGCATCGCTTACTGGCCGAGGTCGCGCTTCAACTGCTCGACGGCGGCCCGGTAAATGGCTTCGCGGAGTTCAGGCGTCATGGCGCGGGATTATACACCCTCACCCCATCCAGGCGGTGTCGCCGCGGAGCTTGGGCACCATCGGCTGCTTCGGCCGATTCGCCACCTTCGCCCGCTCGGTCAACGCCAGATACCGGAACGCCGACGCGCCATGCTCGGCCCAGTCATGCACCGCCGTCGGCTTGAACTCATTCAGGCGAGAGTTGTAATCCCGCCGATAGTGCTGCAGCGCTTCAAGCCCCGCCTTGCACCGCTCGGCGTCGAAGTAGCACCGCGGCAGCAGCATGCGGGCCGCGTGGATGCCTTCCTCCACCGACATCTGCGGCGCGATCTCGAAGTGGATGCCAAGGCTGGCCGCTGTCTCCATCCGCGACCGGCCCGACGAGAACTCCCGCACCCGGATGTCATGCGGCGCGATGTGCCGGTCGTAGGCGTAGCCCTTCGCCTTGAGCATCTGCGCGTAGTGCGGCAGTCCCTCCCCGGTCGCCTCGTAGTAGTCCACCAGCCGCACCTCGCCGGTTGAGAGCGACTGGCTGAACCAGATGGCGGTTGAGTCGCCGACGCCTAAGTCCCAAGCCGTGTTGACCGGGAGCAGCGGCTCCCACGGCACGCGCGTCATCCGCTGCGCCGCTCGCGCATCCTGAAGCTCATCGGCGTAGATCGCGCCCTTGACGCTCGCCTCAAAGCTGCACTCGAACTCCTGCTGGTATTCGTCCTTCGTCATCACGGCTTGCGCCGCTTCGAGTTCCTTCGGGTCCACGATGCCGGTGTCTGAGGCCCGATACTCGGCAAAGAACCATCCCGCCGCGGTGCCCTTCGCCTGCTGGACGATGTCGTAGAACTGGTTCTTCCCGTTCGGCGTGCCAATGAACATGGCCCAGCCGATCCGGTCGGCCAGCGCCGGGCGCATGACCTCGGTGAAGACGTTCGGCGGCTGGAGGCCGTATTCATCAAAGACCGCGCCATCTGAGTAGATGCCACGCATGGAGTCAGGGTTATCCGCGCCGAGGATCTGCACCTGGCCGCCGTTCGGGAAGTCGACGCGGAGTTCCGATTCGTTCTTCTCCCAGTTCGGGACGGATGACGCGAAATGCTTCAGGTAGTCCCAGCACGCGGCCTTGCCTTGCCGGAACGTGGGGGCGATGTAGTGGTAACGCGGCCGTGGGCGTTTGGACGTGAGGGCGCCTTTGATGAGTTGGTTCACGGCGCACACGGTCTTGCCGAAGCGGCGATGGCAGACGGCGACAACGAAGCGGTTGGTGTCGAGCGCGGCGTGTAAGGCCCACTGGAGGGGCCTGGGTTCGTAATCTAACTCCACGTGCGGCATTAGGCTATCGGGGTGTGACGTGGTCCGTGCTGGTGGTGATGGCCGCAATCGCGACAGCGGTCAGCGGTGAACACGACAATCGACACGCCTTGGGATTTGACAAAGCGCCACGGAATCATCCGATGCACGCCCAGTCGGCACTTGAACGCGCGGTATGCAGCCTTCCTCATGGTTACTCGAATCCTGACTGATCGACGTCTGGCTTCGGCAGCCAGTCGCGTTCTCGCGCGGGCGGAAACACGCGCGACACCATGATCTCCAACTGGACCGGACAGCCGAAGAGGTGGTAGCCGCCGACTTGATGACATTCTGGACACGCGCGATACGCGGCGCGCGTCATGGCCGAGGTGCCCATTCGCCAACCGCCAACGAACGGTCAATGACAATGCCTTGAGCCGCGGCGAACGTGTAGAGAGCGGCAACAATGCCGTCTGCGGGGTCATACACAGTCGGCGCCACTCTGCCGTCCGGGTCGATGATGGTGAGCGGTTTGGCTGATTCAGCCTCCACCAGCGCCCTAGCAAGGAAGCACGCGACGATGCTCATGTCCGTTCGGTCGCTCATACCTTCTCCTGATGCAACAGAATCGCGCGACGGCGCAGGTATTCAGCCACGCGTTCCTTCTCAGAGAGCATGAGTGGCCCCATCACGTCGGACAGGTCGCAGCGCGTCAATTTAAACGGCAGAGGGATCACACGCGAGCCGCCACTCATGAGCCGGTTCTCGTCGTCTAGGATTTCCACGCGGACCAAGATCTTCACGGCTTCCCCTCCGGCGGTGTGCCCTTCCATCCGAACGTGAACTCGCCTTTGACGTCCAGTTTCTCGGTCAGGAGCGCGAAGTGCTTCGCGAGCAGTTCGAGCGTCTTCAGCTTGTCCACCACCCGGACCTTGTGAACCACGTCCGTCACCCCGTCGCCGGCCTCGGCGTTCTTCTTGATGACCTCGAAGCTTGAGATGGCGGCCGCCTGGGCTCGGGTCAGCGTGTGGATGGGCTTGAGGTTGCCGGCCTCGTCGAATAGGTCCTGAACGTTCGAGAACGAGTGGAGCGCGATTTCCTCCAAGACGCGCTGTGCCGTGAGCGCGTGCTTCTGGAGCACCTTGGCCTCAGCCGCACGCCGTTCGAGCGTCTGAGCGCTCAGTGAGCCTTTGGGACGGCCGCTGCCGGGTCGTGGTCCGCCGTTTTTGCCCATAAACCAGTTTTATCAGTTACAGCAGCCGACGTGGCTTGATGGGGAGCCTGAGCCGATAGCGCGGCGTGTTCACGTCCGGACGCTGCGGCTTACGGTTCTGTTCTTCGGCGGTCGGCACAATCATCGCGGCCTGACGTCGCGCCATGAGTTCTTGGCCGGCGAGAACGAGGGCTTTGGCGTGTTCGGGGTGACGGTCGAGCCATCCGTCGAGGGCATCGGCGGCACTGAGCCACTTGATGTCGGTCTCGGCTGGCGTGATGTCGTCGCGCTGGTTCATTTGACGTCCTGCTCTGGTTTGGCCATGAGTTCGTGAAAGTAACGGCTCTTGCAGGTGCCGCCGTGGATGATAGCGCACTCGGCCTTCCAGTCGACGTGCGTGTGGCTGGTGGGGTGTGGGGCGTGAAAGGGTTCGTCATCCCAGCCTTGGCGGTTGAGCCAGGTGGCGGGGTGGGGTATGAACTGGCCGTTGTCCTTCGTCCAGGCGGGCTGTCTGGCTTGCCAGTCGAGGGCTTTCAGGACGGCCGAGAGGGTGGGCGTGTGCTTCGCCCATGCTTTGAGGGCTGCGCCTTTGCCGGTGCGTCTCGGGTAGGCGTTCCAGAAGATGACGAAATCGGGAGGGTCAACCGTCGCTGAGCGCTCTTTGCGAAGGCTCGCCTTGGGCGATGGTCGAGATGCTGTTTGAGGAAGGGTTTTGATCTTCTCTGCTTCTGTATCTGCTTCTGCTTCTGTATGGGCTGACATGTTTGACATCTCGTCTTTGTCAATGACAACCCGTTTGACATCGGATGACTTGGCGCGTTCCCGTCGTTTCGCCTCTCGGTTGTAGGCCCGGCGGTCGTCCTCGTTTTTGATGGCCCGGTAGGTGCCGTGGTTGATCACGGCGTATTGAAAGCCTGACTCCGCCATGATGCGCCGGCCATCTTCGGCGGGACTGCGGCTTTTGATGTCCGGACTAGCGAGCTTCTCAATCGCGGCCACAACCTCGGCGGCCGTCATGCCCAGCACGGCCGCGAGGAGCGCCGGGTTGAGCTCGACCGAGCCGTTGACGGCATTGGCAATAACGTAACCCCAGACCGCGAACACATCTGCGCCAGCGCCAAACATGGAACCCGTGAAGGTTGACGCGAAGAATTTTCCATACATGGGGTCAATACTCGAAATGGCGCCGACAGGCGCGACAGCGCACATGCGCCGGCATGGCGTGCGGACCGACATCGAAGACGATCCCGCCGCCGCCGATCTGGGCGAGCTCGAGGCCGACGACGGGGAGAAGGGCGGAGCGGCCACAGCCAGGGCAGTCGAACTCGACGTCATGCACGCCGCCGCCTGAAAGCGGGACGTTGCCGCGGTCAAGAATGTGCCAAGTGGCCCGTGTCATACCGTGTCAACCGGGACTTTACCACGACACGCGGCGCAACCGTCGCGTCAGTTCAAGCCGCGCCAGTGTCGCCTCGATCACATGGTCCGGCAGATCGATAGGCGATTCGCGCACCTTCCGATGACTCCGCGCGGCGGCCGCGTTCCGGTGTTTCACGCCGCACGCATGGCAGCGGTGGGCTTTGGGCCGGAACAGCGTCACGGCGCAGTCCAGACACTGGCGGCGGGGGATCATCGCGGACAGGTCGCCAGATGGGTCAAGACGTTGACACGTAGGAAGGCTGCGAGCGGTCGCCCATCGGCCAATCGGAGCACTTCGGCGTGCTCCGCCTTCGTCAATTTCAGCAAAATACCCTTCGTGCGGGGATTCTTGAGCCGTGGACGGCCCAATGTGGCTTTGGTCATGCCCTAGGATGCCACGAAAATAATTTCAGCGCAACTGAAATAAACGCTTGACATACGGATATGCCGTAACTTACGATGTCTTTCATGACGAACGCATCCACGCCAGACGTGAAAGCGACCTTCATCGCCCAACGCCTATTCCACTCGGCCGACGCCTACGTCTCCGGGCTGATTGGCTTCGACGAAATGGGCCGCCGCAACCGCGCCGCATGGGACGACGCGAAGGCAGCCGGCGTCGACCGCGCCGTGATGGCCCTGGTTGACCCGCTCCGAAAGGTGGCCCGCTAATGGCACTCACCGACCCGACCACGCTGCACGACTTCACGAGCGGCGCCGACGAAGACCGTCGGCCCTATTGCGGCAAGTGCGACGAACTCGTGGCGTCCGTCGATGAGCACGGCTGGTGCGTCGACTGCGTCGACAATTGGGACCCCACCCCGGACGACCGCGAGCGCGATGCCGACGACGGTCAGACGTATGCCGACCCGCGCGACGAAATGGACCGCCGCTTGTTGGAGGATCTGTAAATGGAACGCTACGTCACGGTGAGTTTCTGCGGCGCCGAGTGCCGCGCGTTCGAGAACCGCATCGCTGCGCCCGAGGGCGACACGATGACGATTGACTTGGGCGACACCATCGACAGCACCGCCACGATCGTCGTCGTGCGCTATGAGGACGGCGATTTCCAGGAGCGCGCCATTACGATGGCCGACTTGCGCGCCTACCTCGAGCAGCGCGATGCCTACGTCGCCGCGTCCACCGCCAGCCGTCTCGGCCAGTCCGCGCAGATCGAGGAGGTCAAGTGAGCGACCGCGCCGACTTGGTCTGGGCCGCGGCCTTCGCGCTCGAGTTCGGCAGCGCCTACACGCGCTGGCGCAGCATCGAGCGCGATCGGCTGTTCGGCACGCTGCCGTATGGCCAGGGACCGGAACTGGCGGCCTCGAGCATGGCCGACACGCGAGCGATGCAAGCCGCCGCGATGGATGCACGCCGGGCGGCCGATTACGCGGTGACGGGACTCCACGCGACAGAAAAACCGATGCGCCAGTGGACGCTCTGCGACAACTGCCACGAGGCCATGCCTATTCTAGAGGAAGGCCAGTGAGCGACCCGATTCTCCTCATCGACCTGTCGTCGCTGGTCCACCCACTATTCCACTTGTCCGGCGACCAGCCTGACGTGAACTGGACGTCGAATCAGGCCGTGGCGAAGGTCTACGCGCTGGCGAACGGCTCGCCGCACGTCGCCATCTGCGCCGACCGTGGCCGATCGTTTCGGCGCGAGATTGACTCGACCTACAAGGCGAACCGGCCCGAGAAGGACGCGGCGCTGTTCGAGCAGTTGAACCGCACCGAGCGCGTCCTGAGCGATGACGGGTTCCCCATCTGGGCGGCCGATGGCTACGAAGCGGACGACATCATCGCGCGAGCCGTGTGGGGTCTGACCGTGCAGCATCCGGTCAAGAACTCGCTCCGTATCGCCTCGGCCGATAAGGATCTGCTGCAACTGGTGAACGATGCGGCCGGCATCTCGGTCGTGAGCCTCAAGACCGGACAACTGATCGATGAAGCCGCCGTGCTCGAGAAGTTCAAGATCACGCCGGCCCAGATGCGCGACTATCTGACCCTCGTGGGCGACAGTGCGGACAACATCAAGGGCGCTCCTGGCATCGGACCGGTGAAGGCCGCCGAGCTCTTGAAGACGTTCGGGTCGCTCGATAGCGTCATGGCGCACCTAGAGGACGTCACGCCGCGCACGAAGCAGACATTGACCGAGCACGGCCTGGCGCTCGAACGCGCCCGGCTGCTCGTCACCCTCAAGACGGACGCGCCGATTGACGTGTCCGAAGTCTTCAAGCCGCGCACGCCGAAACCGAAGGAGCGAGACGTCATGGCCGAGATGGTGGAGCAGATGGATCAGGAAGCCGATGTGAGCGAACCGACGAGCGGCACTGACAAGCCGCCTGTGGCCTCGCCAGACACGCAGATTGCCCGCGTGGATATTGAACCGTTCACGGGTGCCTGGTCCCGCGCGCTCGAGCCGCGCAGCGCCCGCGACACGATGGCCATTGCCCGCGTGCTGTTCGACTCGCGGTTCTTTGCCGGCTATGGCAACCCGCAGGCCGTCGCCGCGATCATCTTCGCCGGCCGTGAGTTGAACTTGGGCATGATGGCCAGCCTCAGAGGTTTTTACAACGTGAAGGGGAAGGTCTGCATGGCCGCCGACCTCATGCGGGCGCTCGTATTGGCCTCGCCGGTCTGTGAATACTTCACCTGCACCGAGCGCAGCTTAACGAAGGCCACGTGGGTCACGAAGCGCAAGGGCGACCCGACGTCCACGACGCTGACCTACACGCTCGAGGAAGCACAGAAGGCCGGACTCATCACGTCAGGCTCGGCCTGGGAGAAGCAGCAGCCGGACATGATCGCCAAGACGGGCAGTTCCAAGCTCTGCCGACTGAGCTATGCCGACGTGACCTTCGGCCTCTACAGCCTCGAGGAGATGGGCGGTGACGAATGACGCGCCGCTGGCCGAAGAAGCTCCTGACCGCGCCGCAGCGCATCGCCTGGAAGCGGCTTTTTTGTCAGCACCGAGACATGTTGCGATTTCGCGCTGAAGACGGAAAAGCCTACTTCCGATGTGACAACTGCGGGGCTATGGTTCCACAACTAGGCGAGGACGACTTGCATGGGAAGTAAGCGCCACTATACGCAGCCGTTCAATGAGCGCTTCTGGCTCAAAGTAGGACTCGCTCGTCCCGATGACTGCTGGCCTTGGATGCGCGGCATCAATAACAAAGGTTACGGTTTCGCGTGCAACGAACACGGGAGAGGCCATCGCGAATACGCTCATCGTATCGCGTGGCGTTTGTTCAACAAGTCGGACATTCCTGCTGGCCTTTGGGTGCTGCACGAGTGCGACAATCCGCCCTGCTGCAATCCGCGCCATCTGCGCCTTGGCACGCTCCAAGACAACGTTGATGACAGTTGGGCCAAAGGCCGCACAGCGCGAGGCGAGAAAAATCACTCCTCGAAACTGACCGAGCACGACGTGAGAGAGATGCGAAGGCTGAGACGCGAAGGACTGACGTATCAAGCCATAGCCGCGCGTTTCAACATGAGCATGATGTCCACCTACTACGCTTGCAACGGCGTGACGTGGCGGCATGTGGTGGACGAACCAGGCATCCTCGCTGGGTTGAACGGCAATCGCGCGACGTTGCCGACCGTGCCGTATATCGTCGAAACGGAGAAGGTGAGTCGATGAAGCCGTTTGAACTGACCGCGCTCGTGCTGCTGTGTTTGATCGCCGGCGCCGCCATCGGCCTCAGCCTGACCGTGAGCCGCATCGAGACGAGCCTGACCACCGGCTGCGCGATGGGGGGCAAATGACGTTCCCTCGGCTATTCGATTATCGCTATTGCCTCGTCACTGATGGCAAGCGGTGGGGCTGCCAAGCCCGGAGCGGCAACCACTGGTGGAGCTACAAAGCAGACTTCGTGTCTCATTTCGCGACACGCGAAGAGGCTGAGGCGGAGGTGGTTAGGATGAATGCGATTCACGATGAGGACAGTCCCACATGGCGCATCGTAGAGGAAAGCCGATGACCTCGCGCCAGCAGGCCGCCGTGGAGTTCGTGCTGCTCTGTTCCGGGATCGCGCTGGCCGTGTGCTGGCTGCTGAGGGCTCAATGATGACGTTCTGGTGTTCGTTCGCTGATGACGTGTTTCGCGGTGTGATTCTAGTGGACGCGGCGAGTGACACGGCGGCGCTTGACGCTATCAACTCGGCTGGCATCAACCCCGGCGGCCAAGTGAGCCTACTGCCGCTGCCGGAAAGCGACGGATCAGACGAGGCTGAAGCGACCTATGCATTGCCACGGCTCACACTGTTGTTACGTGATGATTTAGAAAAGGCGATGGCCGTGACGCGCGTCGGAGATATGAGCGAGGCCGAGATCGATACGCTTCAGTCGCACCTCAAAATAGTGTGCGAATCCTGCAACGAGGAATCATGATCTACGTCTTCGTCCACTGCTGCGGCGGCCCGTGGCTAGCCGGGATGATCGAGCCAAGTGCATGGTGGCAGACCTCCCCCGAGCGCGTGGCCTCGCAGGTCGAGTGCCCGCGCTGTCAGGGGACGCCCAGTCTCTACGGCACGCTGGAGCCGCCAAGAGTGGCGGAAGTGACGGAGGCATCGTGAGGGTGCTCGTCGGGTGCGAGTTCTCAGGCACCGTTCGGGATGCCTTCGCGGCACGTGGGCATGATGCGATGAGTTGCGATCTGCTCTCAACCGAAGTGCCAGGTTCGCATTATGAAGGCGACGTGCGGAACATTCTGACGTTGCTGTGGGACGTGGCGATATTCCACCCGCCCTGCACGCGGTTGACCGTGGCCGGCGCGCGCTGGTTCAAGGGGCGTGAGCATGAACAGGCCGACGCGATTGCGTTTGTTGAAGCCCTGTGGGACGCGCCTATTCCACGGATCGCCATCGAGAATCCCATCGGCGTGCTGTCCACGCGCTCGAAGCTCGGCAAGCCGACTCAGATCATCCAGCCGTGGCAGTTCGGACATGGGGAAGTGAAAGCGACCTGCCTGTGGCTCAAGGGACTGCCGCCGCTCGTGCCGACCGACATCGTTGATGGCCGGCACGCCCGCGTGCATCGTGAACCGCCATCGGCCGATAGGTGGAAGAACCGCAGCCGCACATATCCAGGCATCGCCGCAGCAATGGCGGATCAGTGGGGTGCCCGCTAATGCCGCTCCGTCTCTCCCGCCGCTCGAAGGTTCTTTCAGCGCACCACGTGCCACACCTTGCACAGGCGATTGAAAAGGCTGTGTTTGGTCGCAAAGTCAAGGTGCCACGCGCCAATGCGGCCGATGGGCTGGTGACACAGATCAAGCAACTGGGCTGGCGTGAGCCGATCCGAGAGCATCGCTTTCACCATGTGCGGATGTGGCGCTTCGATCTCGCGTGGCCGGATTACCACCTGGCGGTCGAAGTGGACGGCGGCGGATTCGTGGGCGGTCGTCACGGGCGCGGTATGGGTATCGAGAAGGATTGCGAAAAGCTGGCCTATGCCGTCATCGACGGCTGGCGCGTGATGCGGGTGACGCCGACGCAGATTCGTAAAGGGCTGGCGATTCAGTGGGTGGGTCAGATGCTTGTGGATTGGGGCGTGCGCTGATGGTCCCGAGCCGACGCCACGCCCACGGAGGCGACGATGAGTGACGTGATGCGATTAATCACTGAGACTGCGCGTGACAACAGCGGCATCATCGGCGTGTGGGATATCAATTCGCTCAAGGCTGAGGCGCTCGCGCAACTCCGCCAACGGCATGAGCGCGAGTTCGTCTACGCCAGAGATTTTGACGCGCTCCTCGACGCCCTCGCGCGGCAGCAGGAGGCGAACGCGCGGCTGACCGAGCAGAATGACGCGCTCCAAGAGGCCGCTGGCGAATCCTGCCACGTCTGCGAATACGAGTGGGACAACGAGTGGGCGACCGTCTCGACCGACCGCGCCCGAAGCGTCGTGTGTGCCAAATGTTGGGATGGTTCGACAGCGCTGGCACGCGCGGTAAAGGCCGAAGCCGCCCTCGCCGATCGGGACGCGACGATCGCGCGGCTGCGGGACGAGCTTGTGAAAGAGGAACTACTGCACGACGAACAGTTACGGCGTGCGCTCACCGCGAAGGACGCCGAGATCGCGCGGCAGCGGGAGGCGCTGGGTGACGCTGATCGCGACATTCACGAGTGGATGCGACTCGCACGACGGCAGATGGTGGAACTCCCCGATTGGGAGCATCTGCCGTGCGGCCCGACGTCGGCAGGCTTGGCTGAATCTGGAGCCGTGCGGCTACGCATCCGAGAGGCCCTGACGCCCGCGAAGGAGGCCGACCGTGGCTAAGCCCGACGCGATGACGGACACGCGCTACTCGGCGGAGGAACTGCGGGCCAAGGCGGATGAACTAGCCGCCGACGCCGTCTCCTGCAAGCAGCAGATTGACGACTTCGAAGCTGAGAATCCAGACGCGGCGTGGTCCGTGGCCGAGGATGGGCCGAAGCCGCCATGCCCGTCATGCGACCAGAACGTCCCGGTCATCGCCATGCTGCGAGCGTGCGCCCGAGACGCCGAGACGCTGGCGGGGATTCGGGCGTGGCTAGAAACGCAGTCACCGACGATTGATGCTTCAGATTACGAAGAAGGCTATGCGGATTGTCTTACTGAAGCCATCGACGAACTCGACCGGCTCTCCCGAGGTGACGCATGACGAAGCAGATGTGGTTCGAGGTCGCGATGGCCATACTAGGCTTGTGGCACAAGTTCACCGCCCGAGGTGACGCATGACTGACCCCACGACGCTCTCGGCGGCGGAGTTGGACACGCTGGAAGCGGTTGACACATATCACTTCCCCGATGGGCACGTTGTTGTCGTGCCGCGTCGTAACTGGAGCGCCCTTCTAGTCATGGCCAGACGCACCGAGGCCGCCGAGCGGAAGATTGATCGGCTGCGTGCGCTGGTGGACGATGAACGGTACGGCGATGAAGTCATTGGCAAGTTGACCATCCGCCGCGCCCTCGCTGAGGACTGAGGACGACATGACCGAGAAACGATTGAGCAGGGAGGAACTTGACGAACTGGAGCAGTATGCCCGTGACCACCTCGGCTCATGGAGC